GCCCTGTATCGTCAAATACAAGGCGATTTGCGGCTGTAAATTCATCTGCCCGGCACTTTTATCGTGCGGTACTATTTGCGACCCGCTGGGCAGATTTACAATCTCACCGCGCCCATCTTCATTTATTTCAGCAAGCCCACCTTTAAAATAAGATGTACCTGTCGCAAAGTTAGGCACAGTTGGAAGATCAGGCTTAAATCCTTTCCCGCCAAACCCCGGCACCCATGAAGGAACAGTAAAGTTAATACCGTTAATACTGCTAATAACTTTATTGACCATATCGATAATAAGATTCAACGGATTTCTGACCAATTGCACTAATCCATCAAATAAGCTTCCCAAAATGTTTATTACGTTCTGCCAAGCACCTGACCAGTTGCCAGTAAACACATTGACGATAAAATCAATCAAATTTGTAAAAACTGTTTGTATTGTATTAACTACTGTCATTACCTGCATGAAAGCACCCGTTACAACCGTTTCGATAACCGAAAAAACAGTTTCAAATAGCGGCGAAAATATTGACGCTATGTAATTACCAAACGCCTTTATCGAATCCCATACCGATAATACTGCCGCTTTTACTTTATCCCAATTCCTATACAGGTAAACCAATGCTGTAATCAACAAACCTATGCCAATGGCCCACAAAGCAAAGGGATTCATCGTAGCAATAAATTTAAATATTCCGCCGGCAGCAGAAATGCCCGATGTAAAGTCTTTGATTTTATCAAGTCCACTACTAACGGTAGAAATAACATTAAACGCAGTAAACGCCGCTGTTATCCCTGCTAAAACGGGTATAAGTATTTCAGAATTATCAATCATGAAAGCTATAATTTTACCAGCAACTTCAAACGTGTCAAATATGACGTCGCCAAATTTAACAATCCCGTCAATTACTGCTGGAATGTATTTATCAATAACAGGACTTAATTCATCAAATTTTTTAATAAAGCGATCAAGAACTTTCATTGCTTTATTTTCAATGACTGGTGTTAATCCACCAATTACAGACCAAAATTTACCTTTCAGCGGCATTAATTTTATGCCTAAATTTTCAAGCATATCACCGTAAGTATTCATACCTTGCTGCGCTTTGCCGGCATCGGTTTTAGCCATAGCAGCATTTACCCCGCCAACATTATTTTGCAACACTTTTGCTATTGTAGCGGCTTTCGTCATTGCATCGCCGTTTTTGATAATTTCTTTTTCAGATTCAGTCATTGTAATACCGACACGGCTCATCGCCGTAACCTGACCGGTCATCGCTTTACCTATCATATTCGCAATACCAACGGCGTCTTGCTGTGTCGCATTCATACCTTTTTGTTGTACAAGCAGATCAAGCATTCCACCCGAAAGCATTTTAATCTGTTCGCCGTTTAACTGAAACGTTGCAAGCTGTTGCATACCAGCAAGAGTTACTTCATCGCCTACAACACCTAAATTTTGTAATTCCGAAGCATATGCAGACAATTCCTTACGAACAGTTTTATAGTGTTCAGCACTTACAGCCTGTATAGACGTAACATTTTTTAAAATAGCTTCCAGTTTTGTTTCTGCTTCAACTTGCGCTTGTCCCATTTCTAGCCACTTTTGAGAAGCTGACACAATGCCGCCTATCGTTAGAACTCCACCCAACGTGCCGACGACTGCCCCAAGTTTCCCAACCGTGCCAACCAAACCCAAAAACTTATTATTAGCACCTTTAGCAAAATTGTTTACCGCGTTCTGCGTGTTTTTAAATTGCCGTTCAGCCTGTTTTGTCTTACCTGCTACAGCTGTGATCGGAGCTGAAAATTTATCGACCAATGTCAATAACACGTTTATTCCTCTAGCCAATCTTTTCAACCCCTTTCAAAACCGCCGCATTTTCTTCTGCAGTCACTCCCATTGACGCAATAAAAAATTGTTTTTCCAATGGCGTCAGATTCATCAATTCTTTCACCGAATGCCCTCGTTCAAGGTAATAATGAATCATATACATTTCTGAATCTGACTTTATTAGTTTTTTAACATTTCTCCGATTTTTTCAAGATCAACGTTATACATTTTCAGTAATTCATCACCGATCTTGCCAATTGCCATAAAATCATTCCCAAATATTTTTTCGACAATATCATATGGTTCAGCACACTCATACGCCGCTTGCAAATCTTTATTTTGCAGCAGCAGGCAGGAATCATAAATCAGCATTTTAACAGCTTCACTGATCGCCATAACAGACCGGCCATGAACAGAAAAAACATCGTCGATAGTTCTGACTATCGCAGATAAAGGAATTTGTTTAAAGACAAGTGTGCCGCCTAAACTCTCAATTTCAACTTCGATCGTCTTTTTAAAAAGCAACTCCGTTTTCTTATCGATTAACTCTTCAAGCGTCAATAAATGCTTACCATTTTGTATTGTTTCTTTCATTTTTTCTTCACCTCATAAAATAAAAACGTCCGCATTTAGCGGACGCCTTTTTAAATTTCAGAAATAGTATCAAGGTACTTGAACCCGCCAGCCTTAAACGGTACAGATTCTTCGCCGATTGCTTTATTTTCGAATTGGATCATCATAAATTCGTCAAAAGTAACATTGTAAATTTCCACACGCTCACTGCCGGAAATACTCGGATCGTCTAACCGGGCGACAAATTTAATTGTCGGCATTACTCCCGATTGATACCCCTCGGCAACAAGCCGAGCGACACCGCTATCAACTTTATGCAAAACCATTGTGCCGCTGATCCCGTAACCGACAAAACGCTGTTGCTCACACAGTTCACCGTTGACATCAACCGTTTCATATGATCCGGTTACTTTACATTCAAAACTTTTCAAATGTGCCATCAGACGATCATTGACCCATAAACGACCAAAAGTGCCGCGTAAAATTTTATTTTGAATTTCAGTCATTTTTTATCTCCTTCCTTACTGCATACCGATATCAAATTTCAAATCTTCGGTAGCGTCCAAGATTTTTATATCGCCCTGCAAAAATACATACGATTTAAACGTCATTTTCTTGACCTTGTCAGCATTCCATTCAGCAGCGTCAGTTCTGCCAATATCAAGCCACGCTTGCCGTTGCGATTCAACGTCGATCGTAGAATGATTGTCATATTCGGGATCAAGGATTTCTGCAAGCTGCAGCTGACGAAAATAACCGTTGACAGCACTTATAAACAAGCATTGATTGTCATAATGATTTTTATACTTACCGACGTAATTATTTTTATATTCTCCGTAAATATCTTCACGGATCATATTCATACTTTCAACAATGATAATTTTCTGCATGTCCTCAGTTTCAGTGCTGGTAATAGTAACCAAGCTGTTCACGCCCCGGGCAATGCGAATATCACCGTCGTCATTAAACAGGCACAACCAACCTTCGTCAATCAGCATATCAAGTGTTTTTTCAACAGTTTCCACATCTTCACAGTCAACCAAATCTGTCAAAGTATAATAAGTACAACTGCGATTCATCGGCAAATTAGCCAATAAACTAACTAAACGTGGCAAATATTTTACCATTGGTACAATTTCACTGGTGTCGGCTAACGTCACCTTTGCATTTTTAACGTTAATAATATACATACTGTCAGCAGTAGTAATACCAGTGACAACAGCAATGTATTTCTTACCTTTGCTGTTAGAATTTTTCGTTCTGATATAGTTAGCAAGCGGCTGCTGGTCATCAACTTCACAGGCACACACATAGTTGTATTTAAGCATAGTAAGTATTGCTGCAGCGTCGCTGAATTCTGCTTCTGTCGGTACGTTAATTACGATAACCTCATTTACTGCAACCAAAAAACAACGCTTTATTGCTGCCAAGTTATCAGCAGAATAATCAGTTGTTTTTATATCAGTTTCATACTTATAACGCTTATAACCTGCGGTACTGTTTGTATCATCTCGAACAATAACACATGCGATACCGCGGGCACTGCGTTCAATAATAGAACCGGCTTTTTGTTTGAAATTTATTTCAATAACAGGCAAACCCATTTGTTCAATCTCCTTTCGTTTTTACCTCAATATCTTTCATGTCCGGCAAACCAGTATAATCTTTATCGACATGTGACTGCACAGTATATACACTGAAACGTGTTTCAAGCACCATATCTTTTTTATCAAAATGGTGTCTGATGTCATCAAACGTCAACTGAAAAAATTCGCTGATTTCCAGCGGCTCATTTAGTTTTTCCCGGAGTTGATTTTTAAGTTTAATCAATTCTAAAAAACCAACTTCACGATTTTCTGCAAAAAAAGTAAGAACGATATCATCTGTATCTGCATAATACAGACCGACAGTGTCGTTCTTCATACTGTCAACAGTTATAAAACAGCAAGGACGATCAAACCCTTCGCTTAAATCCTTATCGTTGATCGGATACAGCGGAAATTGTTCACGGATCATCAAAGTCAACGCTTTAATGATTTCTATTGTAGTAATCACAGCAAAACTTTTCCCCCTTTCAGAAGGTCATCAACAAATTCATCAGTCATTTCCGCAAATTGCGGTTCAAAATTCCGATAAACTTCACCCACGATATGTTTACCTTCAACAAAAATTTCTTTTCCGTTACGCTTAATAGGCGTACCGTCCTTATCTTTCATAACATGACCGTGTTCAATAAGATGAGCGTGCGGAGCTTTGTTTTTAACACGTACCTGAAATTGATCTTTCTGATAAAGATATGGTCGCCCGCGGCTAATACCCTTCAACAAATTGCCAGTTTTCTTTCGTACCCGTGTTATATAAGCCTTCTTCACATTTGACCGGAGTTTATTTCCGGCACGTCCCATAAAGTTTTTACTTTCCCGGGGAAATTTTTCTTTTGCAATCTTTAACAGTTTTTCTTGAAACTCATTAAATTCTTTATATTCAAACTCGACTGTCACACAACCACCTCGCAGAATATTTCCAATCGTTCATGATTTAAGTACGGATCAAGAATATAAAGAATATCATATCTGCTGCCACCATAAACAAACCAGTCGGAAGGTAATATTGAAGAATCGTAACGAACTTTTATTTTGTGAGTTGTGCGTGAAAGCGTGGTATCCGCAGCCCGACCGCTTAACAGCTGACCAGTCTGCGGAATAATCCCGCCCCACACCGTTTTTATCAACGTTTCAACAATAGGATATTGCCCTAATTCATTCATTTCTGAACTGGGGACATTACGCCATAATTCCAGTTTGCGATTAAGCTGTGATGTTAGATTTCCATTGTTCCTAAACATTACAGCAAATTCACCGAATACGCATTCAGAATACGTTCAGTCGTTGGGTTCATCTGTGCACCACCTTGTATTGTCGATTGTCTGACATCATACAATTCTGCGCACAGTGCTAAAATCGCAAGTGGTATATCCTCATATTTGTCTAACTCCTCACTGTTCAGACCTGTATGTGACATAGCGCGCTGACGCGCTGCAGCTAATATCGCAGCAATCAGATCTGTTTCATCATTTCCGTCGATCCTCAAATAATTTATAACCGTTTCGACCGTTAATTCACTTTGTTTCATTGGCTTTCGCAACGGCAGCCTTTTCAGCGGCAATCCGCTCTTTTTCAGCTTTAGCGGCAGCAGCGGCAGCCTTTTTTTCAGCCGCAATTCGTTCTTTTTCAGCTTTAGCGGCAGCTTTTTCAACTTCTTCTGCCGTTAATTGTTTGTTATTTTGTTTATCTTCAACCAGTTCAACGTAACCCGCTTCGATCAAATCTGTTGCCAGCTGGTCAGATTCAATATTAAAAATTTCCCCGGGCATGGCTGTTTTATAAATCGTTGCAAAACTCCTTACAGCTTTGACTTTCATAAACTCGCCCCCTTATGCTTTCATTTTAAGAATCGCAATTTTTTGCGGCTCTACAATTTTACTGTCAACTTCAATCCAGCCAACAACACCGAGGGCATGTTGCGTCGCATACTTTTCACGCAAAACCTGCAGTTCAAGCTGTTCAGTAAATTTGACATACAAACCGCTAAAATCACCGAAAGCAATAGCCATTTTGCCTGCTTCCATTGCAGGCATTGCGTCAGATTCTTCAACCGGAGACCCCAGCAGCGTATACCCGAACCCTGTGCGGATATCAGGGTTTAGCAAATATTTCCCGTCATTGTCCTTCAATTTTCGCAGGGCATTCAAAGTTTTAGGATTCAAAATAAATCTACCTTGACCACGGAAACGCTTTTTGATCGCAGACTGCAAATCAATGAGTTCATCGGCAGTAATCGCTGCTGCTGCAGTCGTAACGATATTTTTAGAATTTACAATGCCTTTTAATTTATCAGCTTCACCTAAAAGCAATTCTTGTTCCAAAAATTCACCGACAGCTGTCGCCATTTTGCTAATAACATAACCGGCAACATCAAATGCAGAGTTATTGACCAAAGAAACAGAAATTTTAGTCAGCACACCTGCTAAAAATCCTTTTAACTCTACGTTAGTAAATTTGCCAGAAGTCGATTCCAGTTCATTAAATTCATCTTTGTATGCACACTGAATTTTACCATCACTTTCGTCGTAAACAGGGAACGACAAAGAACCACCGATAGTATAAACTGTAGCCAATTGAAAAATCGGGCAGACATCTTTGACTGTTTCAATTATTTTATTTGCTATACTGGTCGGAATAACAGCACCGTTATCACCGAAGGTCATATTAACATCAGCACGTTCTTCATGATATTGCAAAACATCTTTGCGGATCAGTTCACCAAAAGCACGTTTTTCAATTTCAAATTTTTCTTTGTCGGCAAGCTGTTCTTTCTCACCCTTATTACCTTTGCCCAACTCAATCGCGCGGCGTTCTTCCTCAATTTTAATTGATTCTTCAATAGAACGGATTTCAGCAAGTTTACCGTTAATTTTTTCAACTTCCTCGGCGTTCAAAGCTCTTTCTTCCTTTTCAGCGGTAAGACAAAGTTCGTTCACCTTATCGCACAGGGAATTTTTTTGTTCCAACAATTTTTTTAAATTCATAATTTTAATCTTCCTTTCTTTGTTCAACAAATTTTAGATTTAATTTTCATTAAAACAGGATCATTTTTACTATCATATTTAGGCGGCGGATCACCTTTCGATTTACCATTAGTATCAATAACGCTGACTTCTTCACCGTCTACCGACCTAAATTCGATAACAGCTGCAGTATCGTCACGCATTTCGATAGATGTTGCTGGATACACCGGCAGCATTGATTTACCAACAATGGTAACTTCGTCTAAATCAAGAGCTGTCAAATATCTGCGCCTGATACCATCATCAGAATCTTTCCATTCCTGACCTTTAGCAATAAAACCAAAAGACCAGCCGCGCAACTCATTTTTGGTAGCGGCTTCGATAACTGCAGGATCGCTGACATATGCTTTTGCATAAAGACCGATTTGATCTTCATGTAATTCAAGCGTTTTACTTTTAGTATCACCTAAAAGTTTTCGATGATTAAATCGCACTTCAATATTTTCAGCACGTTTTATAGCGTCTGCAAATACCCCCTGCGTCACTATTTCAATAAAATTTCCTTGCCTGTCAGGAATCATACGGCTTTCGCGTTCAACTACATTCACATAGCCTTCAATTACGGCACTTTCACTGCTTCGAATTTCAATTTTCATTTTTCCCACCCCCTTCCACATCAACGAATTCTTTAGTATTTGGAATATAGATTTTTTTATCTTTGTAATAATAGATAACAGAATCCAAACCCAATTTAATAAAGTCTAAATTCAACGCTTCAAGATTTTCCGTGGTTCTGACCTCATCAAGTGTCAACCAGCCGTTTTTTATTGCTATTTCATATGCCTGATATCGCTGCAAAGTTGCCGCTTTCATCAATTCCGTTAAATCGAAGGAAAAAAAATAGGAATCTTTTTCAGATTCCAGCAACATAAATCGATTTATTGTTTTTGTAAACGCAGTTATAATCGGCATTACACCAGTTTTAATCCCTTGTAAAAATACATCATCTTTGCTGTAAATCTCAGGGGACAAACCGAAAACATTAAAGATCAAATCAGAATTTGTCTTTTTATTTTCGTTCATCTGATTTTCAACAGCGGTACTTGCCGCCGGTTCAAATGTAATACCCTGATTTAATACCATAGCGTCATTACTATCGTTTGACGTAAGTTTTTTCCAAGCATTTTTCAAATCTCGCAGCGCGTCAGTTTCCAACCGGGCAGCAGACTTTAAAAACCCTTTTCGCGCGCCGCTGCCACTGGTGATATTTTCGTATTTCAAAGAATTATACATTGTTCGCAATACGATTGCGTTTTCGCTCAATATTCCGACGCCCCTTGCACCGTCGTCAGTTCGGCGTAACAAGCGCATTATTTCAAAATCATAATATTTTACGCCGTTTATTAAAAAGTCAGCCTGTTTAAAAACCGGATCAGTGCTTACAACTGCAGACACCACTGAATTTTTAACATAATGAATAGACTTGATTTCATTGCGTCTTTTATTCAAATAAGCATAGCCGCCGCCTTTCAGTAAATAATCGCGGACAATAGCTTCTTTCATTTGCACAGAATCAAGTAAATCGCCTGTCTCATCATTCAACAGCTTTGCCCGCTGGTCACCTTTTACTTCTACTATGTCATCGCCGATCCTTTTATACAACCTGATCTGCACTGTACTTACAATACCACAAATAAAACCAACTGCAGCACTGACCGCAGGAATATTCATAGCTTCGAGCGCACTGATCGACGTCATTGACGTTTTACCTGTAAGCCAGTCGGCACTGACAACGCCATCATTTGCACGTGTTTCACGCCCGAATAATCGTCGTAATATATTTACCACTTTATCACCCCCTTCCCTTAATATTGCACAACAAAATCAAGCGGCGGGTTCAATATGATATCCTGCTGTAATAGATAAATTGAATTTATCAAAGCGACTACCATATCAACCTTGCCGGCAGATTTCTTCTTATTTACATATCTGTTTAAATTGGTGTCATAAGTACATCTTGCGTTTTCAAAATTGATTTCAAGCAATTTGTTGTCGCTATAATAAAATTTGCCGTTAGCGATCAATTCTGACAACCATTTCGTAGGGGCATGTAGCAAACTTGAATGCTGCCTGATTTCAACAGTAGTATATTTTTTCGCCCATTTTTGAGCAGATGACAAGGCATTATATCTGTCATATCCAATCGACATAATTTTAACCCCGTAACAACCTTCGATATCTTCGACAAATTTTTCAATAACAGCATAATCAACAGTACGATCACCACATGCAATAGCTTTACACTGTTTTATAAAATCATAATAATTGATTCGTTCAATTTTATTTTTTTCTTCGATTTTATCTTCCGGCAAAAAGGCTATAACCTCACATACGACCCCCTGTGTTTCCGAGTCATATGAACTCATCGCAACCGAACAGTTATCATTGCTCATAGATAAATCAACGCCTATGTATACATTTTTTCCGCGCCAGTCGATTTTATCACGCTTGCCACGGCGTACATCTTCCAATGACACAAACGATTCTGTCCCTTCACCGGCATAAACAATGTTACAGTGCTTCGTTATAAAATTTTCGCGTTTGGACGGTATTTCAATTGCGACTTGCCTTTTGTCCTTCAAGTCTTTCATTATAGCCGGCAATTCTAACGCCAGCGGATTACCGTGTTCAAGAATTTCGTCATCAGTCGCCCAATCTTTTTTATTATCAGGTTCAAACAATAGCGCAAAAATCTTATCATCAACAACCAATTTGTTTAAAACTTTCTTTGCATATTCAACTTCGTCCTCAAACGGATTATTTACAGTTGGATATTTAGTGCTGATTATGCAGCCAAGTTTATTTAAAATAGTCAACTGACCTGATCGCATTGCTTCAATCGCATAAGGATTCGGCAGCGCACCAGTTTCATCAACTAAAAAGACGCTGGGCAGTTTACCGTCCAACGTCGAATTTGAATAATTCAAAGGTATATACCTGTTATCAGTTAAATTACAGTGAATATAATCGCGCAATATTTTAAATTTCTGCTTATTCTCATAAGTCCCCCGCAACGCCGGCGACGATTGAATCGTTTCTTCGATTGCTGTTTTAACTTCGCGCGACAATGCCCCATCAGGCGCAACAGAATAAAACTTTGAAAACCGCGGTTCAGTTAAAAACAACAGAATAAACAAAACTCCGATCAACGCTGTTTTACCGTTCTTACGACAGATTTCAAGGACAGCCGTTTCATATCTCCTTTTTGACGGATCATTACGATACACCGTACAAAGAATAGCGATTATAAAAAGCCACTGAAAACCGGCGAGAACTTCAAAAAACGTTTGTCCTGCTTTCAACCCTTTTGCAACAATCATCAATTTCAAAACATTTTCAATGATGACTATTTTCTCATCGTCAAGTTTATATTTTTTGTGCCGCCCTTTAGCCACTGTCAAAAATTCAAGACACTGTAATTTTACATATTTTGGCGCGTTAACACGTCCGTCCACAACGTCCCGAGCGTACTTATACGCCGGGTGTTTTGCTTTAATCAAGATTTTGCGCCGCCCAACGCATCGACAAGCGGATCTGTATTTTTATTGTTATTGGCAGAAAGCGTCCCGAGTTTTGCACGGGCAGCAGGCGACAATGCTAATTCGGCACAAATTTTCAAATACTGCGAAAAATATTTCTGCCTGATATTCGTTGCATTGATATTAAATATATTTTCAGGATTGTTCAACATTTTATCTACGCAGTTCAAGCGATCAATGATTATTGCCGCCTGTTCAAACGTGGTCTGATCCAAACTTAATAACAGTTTTGTCGCTGACAGTTTTTCAACTAAGTCGTTAAATATTTTTTTCTGATCTGCAGTGAAATATTCCGGCGGCTGCAGGGTTCTATCAATCGCTGCAAATGTTGTTTCAACATCTTGACGAATTTTCTTTTCTGCTTTGGTTAGATTTTTCTTTACAGAAGATACAGGTGTTGCTTTTTGACCCATGCAATCAACTCCAATCATAAATTTTCAGGGAAATATTTGTAAACAAAGGGGAGCAGTCGGTCTAAGGATAGTTCAATTTTCAACGTAATGACCCCGAGGGGGAATTTTAACTAATCCGAATAGGTAATCTCTCGGAACATTTCCTTTCTCCGCTAAGACGTGACAAAACGCGCATATACTAATCAAATTATCATCAGCAAGTTTCAACTTTTCATTCTCAACAATAGGAACGATATGATGAACTTCTAATCGTTGATTAGTAATAGCTTTCGGAACATATTTACCATCAAGACAAACTCTGCATAAATGTTTATCACGATCCAATATCTTCTTACGTTTTCTTTGCCATAAAGCCGATGACCTAAATCGTTCGACCTCTCCTCTTTTCTTAATCCTACGTTCAGAATACCCGTCCTGTATTTTACAATCTCCTCGCTCGTGAATAACCCCACACCGTGAGCAAGCAACCAGCATACTATCACCCCAATAAAAAAGGACGACAACCAGCTCGGTCATCGTCCAACGTTATTTTGATAGCCTAATAATATCACGCTTAAAAACGACTTTCAACTGAAACAAACTGCAATGAACTGCAAAAAACTGCAACGAACTGAAATTAACTGCAAATTGTAAATTTTTCTAACGCTAAAGCATGGATCGCATAAACGGTTCGTTCGCTAACCCCCAACATGTCAGCAACTTCTTTCCAGTAAAGTCCTTCTATATAATACAATTCTAAAACACTAATGTAGGTCAAATCTTCAACTGCATTTATTCGTTCAAGAATTTTAGCTTGTTTCGCCTGCAGCTTTTTAATTTTTTCAGCTGTTTCGTCCTCGACCGTCACTGCTTCAACAACTTTATCAGCAATGGTAAAAGTTTTTCCACCTTTTGGCATACCATCAAGTTTAACAGCACCAATCGAATACAAACATGATTTTCGATTTTCAAGCCGATCGCGTAATATTCTAATACGGGATTCAATAACGCCATATTCATTTAAAAATTGTATTTTTTTCAGCGTTTCTTCGTCGTATTTCAGAACATCACCCCGCTTTTCAATTTCAATTATCACTCTGATTGCCTAACTTGAAGTTAGACTGTTCATCATCAATTCTGTGACAAGCGTGAAAATACGCTCGACACTAGCTATAATGCGGCTTTATTTGCCTTGTCACAAAACCTGTCACAGAATTGTTTTTCGTTCCGTGACTGAAAGCACCAGTGTTTATGCGGTTTTCGACTACTTTGTCACACTGTCACAGAAAAACAGCCCAAATCTATTATATATATAATATATATACTTACTCATTATCTCTTATATACTATATATTTTTATTATTTATAGATTAAAAAATAAAAGTGTGATTATGTGACAAAATATATTCTAACCC